AAACCCGGTAGTTCCACGAACTCCTAATGGTGATTGGTTGTTTGCAGCAACAGGACCAATTGTAACACCAAACCCATTTGGTAATTCTGCTAATAGTGGATTTTTCTTATAATTATAAAAAGTTCGGTATGTATGACCGCTTTCTTCTTGGGTACCGGTTGTACTAGCGCCAATAATGAAAAACTCTAAACCATGATCTATAGCTTTGCCAACGCTTATTATATCTACAAGTGGAAAATCGGACATTATATCTGCTAAACCACTATTAACTTTTGGAAATAAGCTTACATCAGTAGGAAATACAGAATTATCGTCTACAGATTCTTGCGTTGTATCTCTAGGTACTTTATTTATGTTATCTCCGTGTAAAACTAGCCACGTTCTTTTATCTTCATTATCAAAAAACACTGCGCTATGAGCAGACTGAGTTTGAGCGTCAGGTATTCCACTTTTAGCTTCTGGTGCATATATATTATGATACTCTTGTTCATTTTGTTTTACAACAACCTTATAAGAATACCACCCAGTTGGATTATTAAAACTATGTAACACAGAATTATTATCCCTATCAGATGATGGAATTTTTTTATTAAAACTTATTTCCATTACCTCCCCAGCAAAATTTGAATCTGTTTCACTAGTGTTTTTTGCTTTTACTTTTAATAAAGATTTGTTTACATCATCAGACAAAAATACTGGTGATTGTCTTCCGTATCTATCAATTAATACAATTCCAACCTGATATGTTCTTCTTGTTTTAATACTATGATAAGGATATTGTTTATCAAATAAAAATTCACTATCATTTTTAACACCTATTCCTAAATGATAATCAAAAGAATAATTTTCATCGCTATTATATGGTTTATTATTTGGATTTTCTTGATAATTGCCATAAACAATTCTATTACCAATTAATTCTTGTGCTTTTGCTTTTACAGGAACATTGTCATAAACTCTGGTTAATTGTCTTTCTGGTAATGTTTTATAAGGCAAAGATCCTTTATAAGTATATTCATATATTTTATCTGTTCCAACGCTACCATCTGTTATATCTAATTGCGCTAAGCTTTTTATATCAGGTCTATTAGATTCTTTTATTAATATTTCAATTTTATCAATTTCAAAATCTTTAGTAGGCTCGTCAGAAGGAAATTCAATTTGTAAGTTTACATGCGCAACATCATTAATAAAACTAGCTAACTCTGTGCTTTCTGCCGCTTCTTTTCGTTGAGTAGCCGTTAATCCAATACCATCATTTGTAGGTAATGATGAATTAGCTGTTTTTGTTGAGCCATTACCAGCGTAAGCCACATTGTATGTTTGAGGTATAAAACAATGCTGTGTAAATGGCGATATCAATGAATACTCACCATCTTTAAATTTAAATCTATATGCAAACCTAACAAACTTATCTCTTAATTTATCATTTTGATTTAAAAAAGTTAATACTGTGTTTTGAGTTATATTTGTAATATTTGTATCAGAAGTAATTGTTAAGCCATCGGCACTTACCGCATCTACTTTACCTAAAAATGTAGAACCGTTATATATTTCTTGTCCAACATGAATGTTATGTTCAGGATCACTATCAGCAACAGTAGAACTTATCACTATAGTTTTTGTTGCAGTAGTTATTGCAGTTCCTAGTTTAGCTTGAACTTTTAATCTTTGCATGCCAGAATGGTTTGTGCCTGCAACTTGCCTTAAAACTTTAGGTGCTGTATATGGATAATACTTTGCAACTGATATTTTATCTTCATTATCATAATAAGTATTATCTGCAATAGCGGTTATAGCGTTTATTTTTCTTGGCTGGTTTTTATTATCAGTCCAAAATAATAAATCATCAATTATGTTTACACCTGTTATTAAAAAATCAGAACTAAATTTTAAAAAATTAGTTGTATTATTTATTAATGGTATAGGCGCTGTATTTCCTTCTTGATAATAATATATATTATCTTTATGACCTGTATTACCTTTTACAAAATAATATATTGTATTTATTCCGCTTTTTGCTTCGCTATCGGCAAAATAACCAATAACAGTACCAACATCTTCGGTTATTAATAAGTCTTCTTCTCTTAATGTTAACACAACACTTGCTGAACCACCAATTGCAGGTGTACCAGTGTCTTTGCTTATTGTTATAGTATCACCAACTTTATACCCGGATGATGTTCCGCTAAATGTAACTTTAGTTACTGTTCCCCCGTCTATTATAATATTAACGTTTCCGCCAACACCATTCCCGTTTGTTGTAAATCCAGAAGTAACATTAGGAACACCACTATATCCTGCGCCTGCAGCATTAGTTCCGTCTGTTGTGTTTGTAGTAACAACACCTATAGTTCTTTCACCAGATTTAAATGCACCTGTTGTATAATTTAATTTATTACCTAAAATATTTTGCACAGTACCTACATCAGAACCTTCAGACTTGCTTATATGTATATTTTGTGCATCAAAATATTCTCCGTTTTTTACTAAACGAGCATCAAGGTCTTTGTTCATTTTACCTTGTAAAAAAGTATTTTTAGCTTCTGGCATATGTACTATTTAATTTGTTTAGATTTACCTTTCATTACTTGGTTCATCTGTTCAATTTTTAAATTTGATAATCTTAACTTAGCATTTCGCATTGCTGCTCTTCTTTCTTTTCTAAATCTATTAATTATAAATTCAGGAATATTAGCTTTAGCTGACGCGATAGCATGAGTTATATATTTATATATCGCATCTTCTGCAAATTTATGAACTTGCATTTCGTCATCAGTTCCTAAGCCATCTGAAACATACTTTAAAGTAATCAATCTCCCCGTCATGTCACTACTAAAGTTAATAGTTCCACCGGCTTCATCTATTATAAAATAACCATTCTCCTGTGTAGTTTCAGGGTTTAATCCGTATCTAGCACCAGTAAGAGCCATTCTATCTATTCCGTCATCATATACACTATGATTTATTTGTGAATTAGGAACAGAACCTGAAATTTTAGTTGTATCAAATTCTTTAAATCTAGCGTCAGTAACTGGCGTACCGGTTAAAGCATTATCTTCTTGATCATATAAATAATTAAAATCATCGTCTTGTAATAATGATTGAGAAGGTTTAGAACTAAATCTTGCAGGGTATATTAATCTTTCTACACCAAAATCATCAACCCACGATATGCAAGAATAGTTAACATAGTCGTGTGGCATAGGTACTGATAAACTAGGGCCTACTTCTATTTCTTGAATTTTTTCAATCTTTAATATATCATAACTAAATTCTTGTATGCCTCGCTTTGCGTGGAACATTATATCAGTTTTTTTAGCGCTATCAATAATTTTTCCATCACCAACATAAGCGACTAAATAGTTGTTTATAATATCATTTAAGGTTATATATCTATATTTACCTAGATTTTTTTTCTTTAATTCAACGGTAACTACATCTTGTACATTTAAATCTGAGGCAAATGTTAATACACCGTTAGCATAAGTAAACCCTGATGCCTGCTCTATACTATTAACGAATACTAAAAATTTATTAGCATCAGAAGGTATAGGATCAAATGTTAAAGTAAACTGAGTTTTATTATTTGTTGTAGCAACAAATACTTGACTAGACTCGTAATATTGATATTGTGTTTCTTGTAGTAATGCCATTATTTAGTTATTTCAAGTTGTATTTTTTTATTTTCTTCATTCCCCGCCATTTGTATTAATGTAGGATCTTTTACTATTACTCCAGCGTGAGCAAGTATTTTTATAACTAAATTAACTTGTTCAGATTTATGTAGCTCAAAATCATGAGCACTAGAAGCTTGATAGTTATAAGCGTTGTTATTTGTCCTTGTGAAACCCCATTTAGGTTCTTGCGGAATTTTAACATAATCTATCTGAGCCGACGTTAATGTTATAGGTAAAAATTTTATTTTGGTATCTATTGAATTATTAGAAGATACTGCTTGATTTGAAGTGCTTGCAGATGAGGATTCTAAATAATATACCGGATGATCTAAACTGGGTCTAGTTAATCTTGAAGCATTTATATAAGATAACTCGGATTTTTTAACTTCTTGTAAGTTAATTGTTCTATTACCTGATGTTATATTTATAATTCTATATAGATCAGCAGGTAATGTTGATATACCTGCATTAATACTTAAAGCTGCTTCTTTAGATAATATATCTATTTTTTCTTTTATGTTTCTTGGCAAATCTCCATATTCATCATTTACAATAAAACTTTTTTTTCTATTCATTGCCCTATTGTAATCAAAAAATGATTTTTCAAGTAAGTCTAATTGTACTTGAGCACCTATTTTATTAAATTGGTCAGGTGTTAAATATCCCCTACCCTCTTTATTCATTATAGAAAGCACGGTTCTATATACTGCATTTACTGATATTGCCATAATTTTTTTTATATAATGATTAAGCCGCGTATAGCGGCCTAACCACTATAATTAACTATTTAAGTTTTTTCTCAATTGTTTGAAAAACTTCAACACCTTCGTCTGTTTTAAACCAAGCAGCTAATGCTGAATATGGATTTTCATCAAACGGAACTGTTATTAGTTTTCTTCCCGTAGAACCCCACGTGAATGTTCTTTGATCAGATGATAAATTTATAATATTCATTTCAACGGCTCTTATACCCATGTTTCTGATATTTATATTTTCATCATTAGCTAATTCTAAGAACAAAATAGGATTTGTCTTAGCAAATAGTAGTAGATCTCTTTTAAGCTCCTTAGAAGTCATCGTAGATACTTTATTTCCTAATTCAGTCCTTAATATAGCTTCAGCGTGATCAATTTCTATTGTTTGAGCAGTTGTTAAAGCTTCAATTTCTAATTCTATGATATCTAATTCATCTTCTGCAATTTGAACAGCATCATATTCTTGGAAAAGTATACCATTTTTTGGATGTAAAGCTAAAAATTTTTGTAACGTTTGTTTTTCTTTTGGAACAAAAAGTTGCCCATCTCTAAAGACAATATGACTTAATCTTTGAACGCCTTTCATTTCATCTGTAAATACTGTTTTTTGATTTTGACAATATTTAATTTCTCTTTCATAACCTTTTTCTTTATCAAAGATTAATATATTTCTACTATTTAGTATATATGTAATAGGTGTATTATTAATAGTTAATTGATATAACCTATCTTTATATTCTACTTTTTTTTGTTTTTTTAGTGGAGCAACCATTACTGGTTCTTCAGCAGCCACCACTGCTTTTTGTTTTTTTGCCATAATATAATATAATAAAAATGTTAAAATAAAGGTAGGGTGCCGAAGCACCCGTTACCTTTAATAAATATTAAGAATCAAATCTGATAAAGTTGTTTGCAGCTTGTACTACTAAACATCTTTCTGATAGATAGTGAATTTCCATTTTATCGAAACTTGAACTAGTTGGTCCACCAACTGATCCAGTAATCCATGTTTTCATTTTTCTATCATCAGCTTGAGAAGCTCTATATCTTACGTGCAAGAATGGTCTTCTTACATTTTGAGCTAATTGCTGATCATACACTGAACTACTACCTGCTGGAAGTAATACTCCACTTAAACCACCTACGTGACCTCTTGTAGAAGCATCATTTAAATATTTCCAGTCAGTTTTGTAGAAGTCATAAGACCCTCTTCTAAATCCTGTAAATCCAAGATTTAACGCCATGTCTTCAGAGTTATTAAATATTCCATAAGCAGTACCACCTTGAGTACCTGCAGAAAGACCCGCTAAGAAATCATCGATAAATAAGTTTGCATCTCTGTTTAGATATAACATATTTTCTTCGATAGCCCCTTGCTTATCTAATTCTTTTAACAATGCATCAAACTCGTCTAATGATTCAGCATTTGTTTCAGAACCACCTTGACCATCAAATTGATTTGTTGCTACCATACCTCTGTTGCCAATAGCTTGTAATAAACCTTCAGAACCATCAATGTTATTACCAGTTAAATCGTGTAATTGCGAATCAGCAACTCCAGATCCTGTTGCTACTTTTTCCGCTTCAACCATTGTCATTTCTAAATAGTCTTCAAATCTAGCTCTTGTATCGCCAGAAGCTTTTAAGTACCATAAATAACCATTTTCACCTGACTCACCAGATACTTCAACCCACCCAATTTGAGCTGTATCAGAACCGTTGATTGCAAAGTGATCTTTAATTATCATTGGTTTGTTTGTAAATGTTTTGAATTGAGGCTCTATAGATTCAACCATAGTGTCTGTTCCTTTTTGAAATTCAGAACCATAAACAAAAAACTTAATAGCTTTACTACCAGTTGAAGAAGTACCAGCTAAATCATTAACGTTTTCAGCGCCGTAAGGTGCGATTGTTAATGTATCAGTTGCAGCTTCTGCACCTACTTTAACCAAAGCTTTAAATACTACACCCTCTACAACAGCGACTACTGTAGCGTTTTTTCTAACTACATGAGCTTCTGTTACGTTTGGTGCATCAATATTTTTTATAGCCGTGATTACTCCGTCTTCTACATTAATAGTACCATTGTACGCTAAATGTAGTCTACCTTGCTCAGACCAAATAACTTGATCAGATTGCATAGGCATTTCAGCACCAGCCATAGCTAAAAATCCAGCTATTGTTCTGTTACCATATCTTTCAACTTCCTTTTCATATAATTCAGGAAGATATTGTTTAGCCCACCCGTCATTTTGAATATCAAGGTAATTACCCGTCAATGTCATTTTTGATTGGGCAGGGTTAACTATACTGCCAGCCACTGGGCCAGCAAAATTTACGTTTGTTGCCATTTTTTAATTAATTTTTTTTAGTTTAATAATTTTTTAACTTTAATTTTAGCTTAGAATTATCATCACCTGAAATAGCTCTTACTTTTATACCACCGGCATTAACAAATCCATCTGCAGTTTTGCGAGGATCCATATTAATATTTTTTGCGTCTGCTGTCATTTCTTTTACAGCGTCTGCTTTACCTTGTTGATAAAAATGAGTTGCTATTGAATCAGGATTAGAAGCAGTAAATAAAGCTTTATGGAAATCAGCAGAGCCGGTAAGGAGCGAGTCCTGATTGACAAATTTATCAAAGACACTTGATATATTCTGCGATTTTACTTTATTAACATCTTTTACATTAAACCTATATTTTTTGTCTCCAACATTAAAATTAAAACCTTTAAATTCATTGTTAAAAACTCTACTAGTTTCTTTTGCAAAATGTGTTGTTTGCTTTTGTAATAATTCATCAGCTTGTTTTTGCTCAGTATTATAACGATTAAAAAATTCTATTGCTTTTTGCTGTTCAGGTAATAACTTAGAACCCAACTTGACTTCTTTGTAATATTTATCCTTCAACCCTGTCAAAAAGTCTTTAGCACTTGCAATCGCTTCTTTATGAGCTAATTTTTTTCTTTTAACATCTCTTTCTTCATCTATTTCTTCATCATAATCAAAATTATCTTCTATTAAAAAAGATATTTCATCATAACTGAGATGTGGTTTTGTTTGCTTATAGTATTCCCTTAATAAAGTATTTTCATCTACATTACTATAATCTGCATTTAATCTTGTATAATCTTCTATGCTTCCACCAGTTTCATTCATAAACTTTACTAACTCTTGAATATTTTCTGGTAAGTCTACAGGCTCTTGTGTTTTTTCTTCCTGTAATATTTCTTCTTGTTGCGGTGTGGGGTCGGCAGCTTCAGGGCTTCCTGCCACTCCTGCCTCGTTAGGGTTATCTGTTTCATCGGTTATTTCTTCTAGAATTACTTCTTCTTCGCGTACTCCTTGCAATTCCATTTCGGTTTCTTGCCCATCTTCTTCATTCTTGCTGCTTCCGCGTAGCACGCCATCTTCTGTTTTTTGTTCTTGAACGGCATCTTGTTCTTGGTTTTTAGTTTTACTTAAATCTAATTTAATGACTTCGTCTTTTTCAACTAATGTCATTTTTTCTTTTTGAGCTGGAGTCGTTACTTCGTCTTCCAACACTTTTGCTTTAATTTCTGCCATAATAAAATATTATATAATTATTTAAAAATTTATCTTGGATCAAATTGCTCTAATCCAAATCCACCTAAGTTATCCATACCCGCGGATTCAAAATTTTTAGGTGGTTTACCAGATTTTCTCTGGTCTATTAATTCACTTTGTTGCGATGCTTGTATTTTAGTTCGTTCGTCTTTACGATCTTCTTTAAACTTCTCTTTATTGTTAATTACATTAGATTCAGCTTCTTTAAGCTTCATATTTAATTCAAACTCAAATTGCATTAATTCTTTTTTAATAGCTGCTTCTCTTTCTAATTTTTGAATATCAAATTGAGATTGTGCTTGTGCAATTTGGACTTTGCTTTCAGCAACACCTTGCTGTTTTTGTATTTCAGCCGCCGCTGCTGCTTGGGACGATTGTGCATTAGCTTCGGACTGTGCTTGTATATTTTGTTGTTGCACTTGCCTATCTCTATCAAATTTCTTTTTTCTTCTTACTTTTAATAATTGATTAGCAAGTTTTAAATTTCTAACTTCTCTAACATCAATAGCATCTTCAAGATCTATTTGCTGTTGTTGAATAGCCATTTGAATATTGTTTTCTAAAAGTTGTTTTTCTTCTACATCAGGGGCTAACTCTAAAAATATACCAAAGTCATGCGTATGCAATTCTTTTATTTCATTTAAATTACCTACATTAAATTTACCTAAGGATTGCATAAATTGATTATTTGTGTTAGAGTATTCTAATACATCTGCAATTCTTAAAGACACAGCTTCACCTGTTTTTAAAGTTAAATATAAACCACCTTGTAATATGTGTCTTGTTGCTGTATTACTATTAGCTGCTGCAATTTTTTGTAAACCAACTAAAGCATTTTTATCAGGTGCACTGCCGTCTCTTGCTTCATTTAATCCTGTAACATCTCTCATAAGTTGCAAATAATAGTTATAGCTATTTATTAAACTAGCTATTTTATTATTGCCTCCACCTGTTCTTAATTCTTGAATAGGCACTCTACCTGGATTAACATCCCCGTCTTGCGTCATTGATCTACCTATGACACTACCAGTTTGAAAATACATATTCAAAGCCTCTTGCGGATTATAATTTGTGCCATTACCTAAATCCACTTCGGCAAGGCCGTCCGCATCTAAGTATACACCATCTGGTACTAGTCTTGAAAGAACTTGCTGTAATTTTAAATGCGTTATTTGAATCATGTCTGCGAATGATGTCATTCTTCCTACTAATGATTCAGGCTTTCCTTTATATATTCTTGGAGCTACAATATTATAACTCATCTGTACTTTTGTAATATCCGACTTAGGACGAGTCATATTAATACATTTTCTCCATTTTAACACTTCCCCGTGGCCTACAATTTTAGCTCCTTCGTATAAACACTCTATAGCCCTATTTACTTTTTCAAACCTAGGCTCACTTGATTCAGGAGGATTAAAGGTGTCATCTTTTTTAATAGCTTTTTGATAACCACTATTACCTTCTTTTATTTTATAAACTTGATTTTCAAAAGTTTTATATTCAAAAAATAATACATAAACGTAATTATTATCTGTTGAATTAACAGTTGAAAATTTATCACGTAATTTTGAAGAGCTAGAACCATAGCCTTCTATTTTCATTACATCTTCATCTGTTAAATTAGGAAATTGTTTTTTAAGTTCTGGTATAGTTAATCTTTTAACTTCTCCTACATAATATAAATCATCAAAATATGGTGATTCTGTATATGAATATACTATATCAGCAGGATCTACATAATCAATTTTTATTCCTTCTGCGGTATTGAAACTATTTTTAACGCAACCTATACCTAACACAGCTATATCGTAATCTAATCTTTTTTTAAGTAAATGATATTTGTTTAAATCAAATACATTTGTTAAAGCTTGTTCTTGAGCAATTTCTATACTTTGCTTATAGTTTAATTGCATATGCAATTCTAATTCATCTTCAGACTCGGGTAAATTATTAGGATCATTATTAAATGTATTTAAACCCGTTTGTGCTTGTACATTTTGCTTGAACTCAAATAGACGCATGTCTTCCAAATAGCTTTTAACATAGTTTGTTCTAGCTTCCGAAGCAACTCCATCAACTGAATACGCTTTTAAATTATAAGTTCTTTCTTGTATACCATTTACAACTATATCTACAAACTTAGGTATAATAGGAACAGGCTTCCAATCTAAATTAAGATATGACAAATCGCCATTAATTGATAACTCGTTTTTATATTTTTCCACACTTTGTTCACCTCTTGCGTATAGTCTTAATCTATGAAATTGATCTCTATTTGCAAAATAACGTGCATCTGATCCGTCTTTTCTAAACCATTCTGACTCTATAGCATTAGCTACTTCAAGCCCGTATTCTTTGCTGGATTTCTCAACGTCGCTTACAGCTTGACTTGGAAAAATGCCTTTTTTTATTACTTTAGCCATTTATCGTATTATTTTTGAAACATTTCCTTTATTATTATATTTAGCAAAACTAAAATTAACTTTATTTTTTAATTCAATATTTGGGCGTGGCGTGTATAAATTTTTATTGCATGCCATTATTGCTAGCCCAGAACTTATCGCTGCATCAAATTTTGTTCTTTTATTTATATCAAATTTAGCCCAATCGCCTAATGTTATGTTAAAATACATATCTCCATATTGCCCGTTTTCTTTATGCCCAACATGATTATTAATATAACTTTCAATAGCAGCCGCGTGTGCCTGTCTAATATCTTCACTTGAGTTTGGTATACCGCCTATTTCTTTTTCTGCTACCGATAATCTATTCCAAACTTTATCAGGTCTATTCATTGAATAACCTCTATAACCTCTTCTTTTTAAATAATATAACAATCGAGGTTTATTATTTTCTGCAAGTATTGGCATACCATAAAATACTAATGCCATTAAAACATCTTCAAAAAATATTTCAGCTGTTTGTGGTCTTGCAATATATTCTAAAAAAAATTTATTTGGTGGAGCATTTTCCATACTAAATTTTGTAAGGCCGTGTAAAGATCCTTTAGATCCTTTACCATCTGTTGTGCCGGATATATCATAACTATCACAACCAAAAGCTCCAACATGCTCATTACCGGGATATCTAATTCCATTTTTAACAATTAGTTTATTTTGTAAATTTTTATCGGGAACCCAACTTATATTAAATCTACCTTCTAAATTAGGTATAAATTCTACCTTTGTATCTTTTATTCCCGCTTGCCACGAAAAATTGCCACGAGTTGTAATACTAGAATGTCTAGCTTCTTCATTGTAGTCAATCTGTTCGTAAATCTTAGCAAGATTAAATATGCTATTGCGAGTTTCATCTCGGAAAGCGTGTTCTTCAGTTCTTGGAAATTGTCTATAAAATTCATTTAATGCGTCTTGATCTCCTTTTAAACCTTCTACTTCGTTTTCCCAGTGT